ACCACCAAAGGTAGCGGTATCAAATATAGCATTAGATGCACCAAATAAAAACACAGATGCACCTGTACTAGAGATCTGCTGTGTCGCTGGCTGTACTACTTTAGTATTACTGGCAGAAGCAAAATCATACTTTAAGTTTAAGTCTAAATTCATGTTACCTGTAGGTTCAGCGTACAGAGTCATCTTGTAAAAAGTCTTACGTACCTGTGGGTCACTTATAGGCATGAAAGGAGATTCGTAAATAGCTTCTATAGCAGCACCATCAAATTCTGAACCTGTATCCATAACATAGACGTAACCATCTTCATTAGCAAAAGCTATAGTCTCTGCTGTTCCTGTATATCTGCTGTCTGCTACAAATGCTTTAATACCTTTAGTAGTTGACCAAGCTATACCTGCAGCACCCTGAGAAATAAACTTTGTAGCTATAAGACCTTTAGCTGCTTCATCTTGTTCTGATTGCACATAAGCAAATATTCTGTATTGGGCTTTTTCTTTAAATAGTACAGAGCAAAAACTAGATGTTTGACTAAGAAAGGTAGTAGCATCTTTCTGAATCTGATTAGACGCTACATCCAAAGCGAAGTCACCAATACGATCAGTAGCACTCAATAACCTAATACCATCAGGGGCTAGGTACATAATATCACCGCCAACCTCTTGAATAGTATCACCATTTATACAGCCAATACGATCAGTAATTGGTGACACAGTAAAGTCAGCGGAGCTACTACCCGTTAAGCGCTTAATTGTATCAGAAGTAAATATAATAAGTTGATCACGAAATACTGCTAGACCTGTAACATCATTCGCTACATTTATAGAACCTGCACCATTAGCAACACTAAAATCATCTACAGTAAAAGGTGCAGTGAAGTATATGTTGTTGCCCTTAGAATAGAAAGCCGTGTTTTTAAATACAGCTACGTGTTCTGCACCCAACACATCTGTGCTATTAGAGGATGTCATAAAGGTAGTAGAGTTACCTGATGTGTTATATATAGCAGGGTAATTAGTACCATCTACAAATATAACTTTATCATCCCCATCTAAGTTATATAAAATACTCCTAGCCTTACCACTATTAGTACCAACGCTAGTAGCCATGCTAGTCCAAGAAGAGCCTGTACTATAGTAGTACTGGGTAAAGTTACTGGCATTTTTACGTGAGGCAACTATTCTTCCAGAGCTAACAACTTTAAGAGCTAATATAGGGCCAGACCCCGGTACAGTTGTTGTGCTGTACTTTTCATAGCCTCTTATCTTAGAGTAACCACCCTCTTTATTAGCTTCAAAGTTTTGTAATATAGTGGCAGACCCAACAGCATTTGTACCATGCTGCAACGGGCTTAGGTTAGAGATAAGACCACCTCTAAACTCTATAGGGAATGTCTGCCATTGTGTTGCCATTAGAAGGATACTCTTCGATCACGTACATATTCGGTACGGTTTATGTGTATGCTACGTAATTGTTTAACGCCCTGCTCAAACTTCTGCATCGCTAATTGTGCTGCTTGCATGTCACCCCTAAACTGGTAAACATAATACATAGCACCATCAACTATTACATATTTGTACATTTCGGGAAGATTAGGGACATCTGAGTGTAGCTCTAAATCAAAACCAGTTGTGTAATATTCATAAACTAATTCGTATGCCTTGTCTGGGGCTGGTACTACCAGTAGCTCCCTACTAGGCGCTCTTACAATAAAAGAGGGTACAGATCTTACGCTAGTGTTAGAGTTATACTCATAATCAGCATACTTGTCAAGATATTCTTCATAGCTAAGTACTTTAAGTTTAACAGTATCTACGCTTAAATCAGAATTTCTCTTAATGCGAAAGCTATTCATATTGATAGTCTTAGCATCATAAGGAAAGCTGTAACGAACCTCACCAGCAAGTAGTACCTCTTCCTGCTCTACATGATTCCAAGGCCACTCGTACTCTTCTTGTTGAATGTGGCGAATAGCAGAGTTTACTGCATCTTTAGCAAAACTATAAAAACCTGTAGTAGTAGAGAAGTTAGCAGAGGTTAATTCTACTTCATTAAGCCTACGATTTACATCATTAACTAATCCAAGATAATCGTATGCCATATTACTTCTCCCTCACGCGCAATAATACAGAACGCTCATACTGCAGTGCGCCTACTGTGGTTATCTTACACGTAATCTTATAACGTTTATTATTAGTACCTAAACTTAATCTAATTGTAGCAACAGTATTAGTATATGTACCCTGCACAAACTGTAATCCATCAACAACATCAGTAGCACTAACTTCTGTTTTAGTGCCATCTGCAGAATCTATAAACCACGTAACTGCAGAAATAGTATCCGTACCTAAAAAGCGTGACCAATCAATGCTGTAGTCAAGCAATTCATCTTTATCTTTATCAGGCCACTTATATGACATTTGTTATCCTTTAGGCTGCAACTCTAATTGTTTGATTAATCCTACTTATTTCATTAATCACAATGGTTCTATTATCTGGTATAATATGTACTACATTTTCGCTTGGTACTTCTACTGCGTAAATAACACTATTATCTGGTCTAATATGTACTACATTTTCTCTTGGTACTGCTACTGCATAAATAATTCTATCTTTATCAAATGCATTTATATCAAACTGGAAAGTAACACCTGTAGCAGAAACGTTACCTACGTTTGTATTAGCAGCTACACTATTAAGTAACTCTGTTATATTTACTTTTACACTTGATATTGTACCTGTAGCAAAAACAGATAATGCTTTTTCAGATACATCAATCTCAAAGCCACCTGAACTAACAGATTCAACTGCGCCAGACGCAGATACGCCCACAAGTGTTTGGTTAGCATCGACAGATGGTATTACATTTGTTATTGTACCTGTAGCAGTTACACTATTTAGTAACTCAGATATATTAACTGTCAGACTACCTACGGCACCTGTAGCAGAAACAGATAGTAAGTTTTCTGATATGTCAATTTCAAAACCGCCAACAGAAACTGGCTCAACAGACCCTATAGCACTTACAGATGCTGGTGTATGATTACCCTTAGCATCAAACCCTACAGCTACTACCGTACCTGTGGCTGTTACACTAGCAAGTAATACAGTAACACCTGATGCAACAGATGCTAGAGGATTAGTTGCTAATGGGCTAAATCCAAGCATTGTTTAATCCTTATGGTTGGGTAGGCCAGTCATCTGCACTCAAGTTAGGCCAGTTTGCATGACTTGTAATATCTCTTAATGCTTGTCTATAATCCAACTGCGCTTGCGTAGGAGTGCGGTCAGATACACACCACCAATCAGTCTGCATTAAAAAATCATCCCTGTAACTTCTATTCGTACTAGCAACCTCAGAGTCAGGCATTTTACCGTAATTATTTTTTTCTTCTGCAGTCATAACTTGAAGAACAGTTTCAGCACTATTATTATTATAGTCTATCTCTACAAAATCAAAGTCGCCATCATCTCTTTGTCTAAACAATCTTGCTTTAGCCATATTAGTTTTCCTTATGTGTTAGCGCACAATGAATATACGTCTATAAATCCCGTAACATTACCATTTGTTGCTTCATTATAAAACTTAAACTGTGTTGGCAAAGTTGTAGACTTGCAAGAAGCCCCAATAAAAAGACCCCCAAATAAATCGCTTGTATTCATGTGACTTGATTTAATAAAAGCTGTTGGTCTTCTAATAGGAGCGCTTGTGCTGCGCTCTAAAGTTAATGTAACTACAAATTCTACCATACCTACATTACCACTCGCAACTATTGGATCATATTCTGTATAGTTGTCATTGACTGCAACAAAGCCATTAAAAAGGGGAGTAGTAGTACTATCATTATAAACTGTAGAAGTAGTTCCTTGTGCAAGCAGCCTGTAAGATGTTGCTAAAATATTACCACTACTGTCTGCAAAGCCACCAATTAAACGCCAAGAATTTACATCACTTTGAACGGATCCAACAATCATTACTACAGCATTGTTTTCACTCGTATCTTGAATATCTACAAGTATTTCAGAAGCCATAGTTGAAGAGCTATAACTATCTATTTTCGTCAGCCCATATTGCCCATATATAACATCACCTACTGCCATTTAATCTACTGAATCTCCACACAAACCCCAAACATTTATTTCACCCATTATAGTAGCAGAGTCGCTAAACGAAAAACTTGCAGTAAAAGGATTTACATCTTCATATAAAAGAAAACAACCATAACTCATTTGAGGGCTACCCGACGTATTTTCAAAGGAGCTTTGCCACCAGCCATTTACTCTTGAAATAGGTGCAGATGAATTTCTGTTATACTTTAATGTCATGTGAAAATGATACATTTCTACATTACTAAAACCAGTAGGGGTTGGAGTATAATTTC